AATTCACGACAGTGCTGTATTCGAATGGAACTCTGCAGCAACAAATGCAACAGATAATAGAGCAACAATTATAACTGGTGCACCAACAGCGTCACGTCACATGTTAGTATCTACTCCTGATAGACACTTAGTATTTTTTGGAACAGAAACAACTATAGGAACACCTACAACACAAGATGATATGTTTGTTAGATTCTCAGACCAAGAGGATATAAATACTTATACACCTACAGCAACCAATACAGCGGGCACACAAAGACTGGCCGATGGATCACAAATTAGAGGAGCCATCAGAGGTCGTGATGCAATTTATGTTTGGACTGATACAGCATTATTTACTCAACGTTTTGTTGGTCAACCGTTTACCTTTGCGTTCGCACAAGTTGGAACTAACTGTGGACTCGTTGGACAGAATGCATGTGTAGAGGTCGATGGTTCTGCATACTGGATGTCAGAAAATGGTTTTTTTAGATATGCTGGTAAATTAGAATCACTACCATGTTTAGTAGAAGATTTTGTATATGATGATATAAATTTAGAATCTGGTAATCAAATGGTGTCTGCTGGATTAAACAATCTTTTTGGTGAAGTCATATGGTTTTATCCAACTTCCTCATCATCTGTTGTAAACAGAATGGTTGCATATAACTATTTTGACTCTTCACCACAAAGACCTGTTTGGACAAATGGAACATTAGCTAGAACAATGTGGGAGGACTCTGCAGTATTTGGTAGTCCTCATGCAACAGAATATAGTGCAGGGGTAGATACATCTTTTGATGTTGTAGGAAACACGGAAGGTTCTACAATATACTATCAACACGAAACAGGAACAGATCAAGTTCAAGGTGGTGCAACAACTGCAATTGTTGCAAGTATTGAATCAGGAGACTTTGATATTACACAAAGAATAGTAGGTAATCAAATGACTGGAATAGCTGATACAAGAGGTGATGGTGAATTTATAATGAAGATTAGGAGATTTATACCAGACTTTATATCTCAAACAGGAGCAACTAGAATCACTTTAAATTTAAGAAACTTTCCAAATGACTCACAAAGTGGTTCATCATTAGGCCCATTTGACATAACATCCAGCACAAAAAAAGTAGATACAAGAGCTCGTGCACGTGCTATAGCTCTTAAAATATCTAATACATCTTCTAATCAAAGTTGGAAGTTGGGAACATTTAGATTAGATATACAACCAGACGGGAGACGATAATGTCAGTAATGGATATTTATGGAATAAATCCAAACGTGGGTCCAGGTGGAATAGATGCATCTTTACCTGATTTTGATTTATCAATACCATCAGATATTCCAGGTATGACACGTCCAGCAATTAATTTTAGAGACGCTCCAGTTAATTTTATGATGAGACAAAATAATCCTAGAGTGTTTGATCCTATGGTTAATATTAAAAATTTTGCTCAGAATCTACCTACTAATTTTTCAACAGGTCTTAGTAAAACTTTTGATATAGGAAAAACAGTTGGCACTGGAATAGTATCTGCGTTGACAGGTTTACCTGGACTATCTACAGCATTAGGTTTATTTAATGAAACTCCAGAACAAAAAGCATTAAGAGAATTTTATGAAGCAACAACAGGTTTAACAAGCACTGGTCAAATAGCATCTGGTATCATGCAAGGATATAATCCAGTATCTGGTTTTGGTCCTCAAGGTTTAACTTCAGCAATAGATCAAAGAATAGGAACTATTAAAAACACTTTAAAAAATAAAAAATCTGCAATTCTTGAAGCAAGACTTAAAGAGTTAGAAGCAATAAAAGCGGCAGAGGCAAAAGCTAGAATGGATGCTTTTGAAAAATCTGGTAGAAGAGCAGAAGTAAAAGATCTTCAATCTAGAATTGATAGAGGTGATTTTGATGGTGGTAATAAAGACGATGCACCAGGTGGAGCAGCATCAAATCAAGATGCACAAAGAGGGGGACAGTATGGCTAAGATAGTACAAGTATTAACAAGACCAGCAGAACAATATGATTTACCTACAGCAGAAGCTCAGGTAAGAGATCTTGATGCAATTGTAGAAAAATTAAATACAACATTCCAAGAAGAATTAAAACAAGAGGTAGAAGCATTTAACTTTTTTTTACAATAATGGCTAATAGTTTTATAAATAAAAAAGCAGATTTAACGACAACAGATCTTACTACACTGTATACAGTGCCTAGTTTTAAAACGGCTGTTGTTAAATCATTAATAGTATCAGAGGATGCTGGATCAGGAAGTACAATAACTATAACTTTAGTAAATGCTAGTGGTACTATATTTAATTTATTTAAAGATAAAGCCATAGCATCTAAAGCAACCACAGAACTTTTATCTCAACCTCTTGTAATGGAAGAGAGTGAGATATTAAAAGTACAAGCTGCTGACGCGAACGAGCTGCACGTCATAGCTTCTATATTAGAAATACAGCCAAGAGAGGTAGTAGCATAGTGAAAGACATACCAATAATAGAACCAAAAGAGATTATAACAACAATAACCAATATGAAAACAGGTGAGGTATATAAGGACGATAATGAATGGAAAGCTAAAAATATACCAGAATCTGACATAAGAAAAGATGTCAGGGTCATCATGCCGAGCCTTGATTTATTTGGAGAAACGAAATAAGATAGCAAACTATGGCAATTTCAAGATCACAGATGGAAAGACAACTTAGAAACATGGGTGGAATCATGAGTTTAGAAGAACCCAGACAAGGATACTTTTTAGGTAAGATTGTAAGAAAAGCTAAAAAAGCTGTAAAGAAAGTTGTTAAGAGTCCTGTTGGTAAAGCTGCAATATTAGGAGCCTTAACTTTTGGTATACCAGGAACACAGTTTGGTGGACTTGCTGGTGGCAAAGGTTTAACAGGATTAAAGGGAAATTTATTTGGAAAAACACTTTCTATGGGAGGAAATTTAGGAAGAGGAACTGGACTTCTATCTAAAACTCCAGGTTTTTTTGGTAAATTAGGTTTAACAAAAGGTGGTGGTGCTATGGGTTTAACAGGTCTTGGTAAGATTGCAGGTATTACAGGTCTATCGGGATTAGCTGGATTGATGGCTGCTGGTGAACAAGACGAAGAAGATGAAATAGATTTTAGCCAATTAGATAGAGGCGAAGGGTTAAATATTTTAGATATTGTTGCACGTGCAAGAAAAAATGATCCTGAGTTTAGATTTTTACCTGGTGCGGAATTTACAGGAACTTATGCAGAAGGTGGTGAAGTAGATAAAAGTAAAATGATAAAAGACATGTTAGATAGAGGTGCTGACGATGATCTTATTAAATCTATAACAAAGGCGTCTCAAGAAGAAATAGACTCTGTTAAAAATAATCAAGCTGAAGGTAAGGCTGAGGGTGGACTCATGAACCTTGGAGGCATGGAGATGGATCTTAGAGGTGGTGGATTTGTACCCATGGGTGCTAAAGAAAAGGCCGATGACGTACCAGCTAGATTATCTAAAAATGAATTTGTAATGACCGCTGATGCTGTAAGAGCAGCAGGTGGAGGAAGTGTTGATAAAGGCGCAGATAAGATGTATAACCTTATGAAAGATTTGGAGAGTAGAGTATAATGGCAATAACAGAAACACGTAATTTACCCGCACAGTTTATAGAAGATCTTGGTAAAGATTATGCAAAGCAGTTAACGGCTACAACTGCAATACCAGTAGATACTTCTAAGTTTGCACCAACAGTTGCGGCGCAAGATGCATTACAAACACAAGCTGCAACATTAGCAGGAACTGGTGTTGGATCTTTTCAACCATTTATTACAGCAGCACAACAAGCAGCAGCAGATGCAGGCACAACCATAGGTGGTATATCTAGTTTAACAGGAGCACCTACGGCAGCACAAACAGCAGCATTTACATCACCATTTCAACAACAAGTTATTGATACAACACTCGCAGAATTTGATAGACAAAAAGCTATTAACGAACAGAACATTAGAGATCAACAAGCACAACTAGGTGTGTTAGGCGCAGGTAGATCAGGTGTACAATTATCTGAGTTTCAAACACAATCAGGAAGAGACAGAGCTGCATTAGAAGCACAGTTAAGACAGCAAGGGTTTCAACAAGCACAAGCAGCTAGACAACAAGACATTCAAAATAGATTTGGTTTAGCTCAAGCACAATCAGGTCTAGGACAGTTTCAAACAGGGTTAGCACAACAAGTTCCAGCATTACAAAGAGCAGATGTTTCAACACTTGGTCAAGTAGGTGCAGCGCAACAAGCACAAAGACAAGCGGTGCTAGATGCACAAAGACAAGGGGCAAGAACCGCGGCCTATGAACCATTAGAGAGATTAGGATTCTTTGGTCAAGGTGTAACTGGATTGATGGGTGGTTATCCTGCACAGTATCAATTCACACAAACACCACCAGCATCACCACTACAAACTGCATTAGGTTTAGGTACAGGACTAGCAGGAATATTCGGAGCATTAAAATAAAATGATAAACCGTATTTTTAAAAGACCTATGTTTAGAATGGGAGGTCGAAGTGATGATGGTATTATGTCATTGAGACCTGGGTTTCAAGAAGGTGGTTTTGGAAGTCAAACAGCACAAAGATTTGGTTATAATTTAGCAAGAGGAGCTGATTTTTTAAAAAGAAAATTACCAACAGCAACTGGTGTGGTTACAAATTTATTTAGAGGCACGGGTCAACCACTAGCTGGAACTATTGGTCCAACTGCAACTACAGGCATTGGAACTCAAATTGCAGCGTCCGCTGCCCCTGTTTTAGCTGTAGCAGCGTTGGCCGATGAAAACTATCCTGTTTATCCAAAAGGACATCCAAATGAGGGTGAAAGAATGTCTTTAGAAGATGCACAAGACACTTTAGAAAAATCTGGTGGTGCTATTAACATAGCAACAGAAAAAGGTACACAAGCTGGAGGTGCAGGGGATTTATCGGGAGAAGCAGCTATGTTTGATCTAGGTTTACCAAAAGAATCTGGTGGACTAAAAGATGAATTTGGTAATTTAAACTACCCAACTAAACGTAATTTTGATTCACCACAAGCAATTGAAGTATCTAAACAAATTGGTTTATTACCAGAGGATCCTGATGATAATGGAAATAATGACGATAATGGTAATAAAGGTTCTAAGTTTGATAAACAAGCAGATTTAAAAACTATCTATGAAGATTTACTTCCAATGATGAAAGAAACTTTAGATGATCCAGATGATAAGAGGAGACAATTATATACACAACTAGCTCAGTTTGGAGCTAACTTACTTGCTCAACCTGGTGGAGATTTAGTTGGTGCCGTAGGAAAAGCAGCAGCTAAACCAATCGAAGGTGTTGGTAAAGTATTAGCAAGAGATGCTGACATTGATAGAGAGGCTAAAATACTTGCACTAAAAACTGCAATCGATAGAACAACTCCAGGTCAAACAGGTAAACTTGTGCAAGATTTAAGAGCCTTAAACTTCTCTGATGATGAAATTATGAAATATTTAGAAGCAAGCAAACCTGGTGCGGGGCAGAGAATTGCTGTTAAAGCAGGGGATATTGATAATTTAAAAGAAGATTTAACTAATGATTTTAAAATAAAAAGAAATGCAGGGGCAGCAGCCAGAACAATGTATGAATCTATTTTAGAAGGAGTGGATGAAAGACAATACTCTGAACTTCCTAAAAGTAAAGGTGATAGAGAAGATGGAAAATATTATGTATCACCAGATGGCAAAGTAGGAAGATACGATGCTGAAAAAGGTACTTTAATAAAACCAGGAGAAAAAGGTTTTACAGGTTCAAAAAAGAAAAAGTCATAGGAGGTTAGATGCCTTTTCAATTACAAGACGAATTACCAGGAGGATCTAAAACAGCTGAAGATGAAGACGTTGGTTTAGTAACCTCTGCTTTGGCTGGAGTTTACACAGGTCTATGGAATATACCTAAAGGATTTTTTTCTTTAGGTGCAGAGTTAATGGATCTAGGTTTTGGCACAGAATCAGCAGCATCTGTTGAAAAATTTTTTGATGATCTTAATCCTTTTGATGATGAAGCAGAGGCAAGACTTTCTGGAAAATTAACACAAGCGATTGCACAGATAGCACCATTAGGTATTTATGGTTTTGCTAAAGGTGCACAGATGGGTAGCAAAGTAGCAAGAGATTTAGCAAGAAAAGCTGTGGTTGCCAGACGTACTGGTAAATCTTTTGGTATGTTAAATTTTGGTAGAAAGATTGCAAAAACAGGTATGGGTGTTGCAGGGGCAGGAGCAGCTGAAGCCATTGTAGCCGATGAGGATATTGGAACATTAGCTGACATGTTACAAGGAACTTCTTTAGAAGGTGCAGCTGTAACCATGATGGATAGAGAAACAAGAGAGGGAAGATCAGAAGCATATAGAAGGTTAATGAATAGAGTTAAATTTGGTACAGAAGGTGCTTTGTTTAATTTAGGTTTAATAGGTGCTGGTAAAGGAATTAAAAAATTAAGAACCCCAAGTGTAGAACCTTTATCTAGATATAGTGATAATCCACTAGTAAAAGAATTACAAAGAACTGTTCTTTATGGTGCTAAACCCGAAGGTGTTGGTAATAAAGCTATCTTTGAAGCGGGTAGATTAGCACAAGATGAAGTAGCAGCTGTTGTTAGAAGCACAACTGAGATAGGTCAGGATTTAACAAAAGCGATTAATAAACTAATGCCTGCTGTTGAAAAAAATTATTTACAACAGACAGGTAGAGCAATGGATAAAGAAGGTGCAAAAAAAGCATCGGATGCTTTTCAAAAAAGCATTTTAGATGATGTTAAAAAATTAGTTACATTAAAACCAACAGATAATACTTTAACAGATGCAGCAAAAGAAAATGCTAAAAAAGTTTTAGGTGAAAGAAGCAAACTTGCAAGATTAGCTGATAGACAATTAATTAAAAAGTTAGAATTAGATGTAGATCAATTATTAAAAAAAGAACAAACATTAAAAAATGAAATTGCAACACAACCAGGAGGGATAGCTTCTAAAGAACAAGAATCAAGTTTAAAATCAATAAGCACCAAAATAGTAAACAATACAAAAAAACTTAATGATTCAAATAAAGCAGTTCAATCAATAAAAGAATTTGATAGACAAGGTGGTGGTATATTTACTGAGTCTAGTTATAATTTTAAAGGTAATACTGTTTATAAAAAAATAGAAGAAGCTGTTAAAAAAGCTGGTGGTAAAATGCAAGAAGGTCAACAGTTAGGTAGAGGGGACGGTATTGGAGATGTAATATTTAATGTAAGAAGTGGTATTGATAATATGAGTGCTAGGCTTCTTAACAGAAATATGCCTGAAGAAATAGCTAATATATTAAATGATCAGATTGGTACGTATATGACCACTAGTTATAGACTGCATTTGAATATGGGATTATTGGCTAAACATAAACCAACAGGTCAGGATTTAATTAAAGCACAAAAATCTAGATTTGAACAACTTGTAAAAAATCCAGAAAATATAAATAGAACAAGAGAAAGTTTAGACATTCAAGCAAAAAAAGATGTAGCTCGTTTTGTTAAAAATAAAGGTTTGGAACAAATACCATCAGATAAATTAAAAGCTAAAAATGGTGATTTAAAACAATATGTTAGCCCTGTTACTAAAGCAGAAATAGAAAATATTAGATTAGATTCAAAGATTTTAAAACCTAAAGAATTAGAAGAATGGCAAAGAATAGTTGCAGGAGAAATAACAGATCCCAGATATAATTTTTATGACACTGTATTAAAACAAGCAAGATTAAATGCAAATGCTAAATATTTAAATAATGTCTATGACATGTTATCAAAAGGAAAAAACAAACAAATCTTTACTCAAGATGATATGATTCAAAGATTTGGTGAAAAGGCTGTATTAAATGAAAAGATAAATCCTAATTTATTTAGAAGAGTACAAGAGGGTGTAGATGAAATTTCAGGCATGTCACCTTTTGAAGGACTATATTTAAGAGCACCAGTCTATGACGCTGTATTTGATGTTAGTAATAATTTATTTAAAGGTGATGGAATTGTAGGACAATTTTATCAGTATGGTATTCTTGCACCTAAAGGTGTTGCACAGATATCAAAAACTATTTTAAGTTTATTAACTCACGCAAGAAACTTTGTAAGTGCTAGTGCGTTTGCTATGGCAAACGGTATTATATTACCTGGAAAACAATATACAACCTTGTTTGCAGATGCTGGATTAACAAAAGATAGTCAAAGAAGTTTAATTGGTATAGCAAAAGATTTAACAGCAAAAAGAGTGGTTGGTGGAATACCCGCAAATGAGGTAAGAGAAATATCTGAATTATTATCTAAATATGGTGTTACGGGAACGCAAGTAGAAGCAAATGTTATGAAACAAAACGTTGGTAATGTTATTAATAACACTGATCAAGCAGCTGCTGAAACTCTTGGAGCCACATTGTCTCCCGATAAATTTGGAAAGGTATTAAGAAAATCTAGAGAGATATATGGAAAATTAGAGGATGCTTATATTGCAGAAGATGATTTTTGGAAGGTTCTAACATGGGGAGTAGAAAGAGCTAGACACAAAGGAGCGTTAGAATCGTATGGTGTTAATGCAAATAACTTTAATAAAGTTTTAGCTGGAGATGCGGAAACTTTAGCTACTATAACAAAAGATGGTAAAAATTATGGTAAACAGGTTCAAAAGTTTTTACAAAAATCATTAACTAGAAATTATGATCCTAATGCTAAACAATTTTTAGGACCATATAATGAACTATTTGCAGAAGTTGCAGCTAACATTACTAGAAATAATGTGCCTAACTATGCGTACATAGGTAGATTGGGTAGAGCCCTAAGACTTTCTCCTTTTGGTAATTTTATAGCTTTTCCAATAGAAGTTATTAGAACAGGAAATAATGTTTTAGAACAATCTATTAAAGAAATAAAAAGTGGCATACCAGAGGTAGCTGCTATTGGTTATAAAAGATTGTTTGGTTTTGGTTTTACAACAACGGTTATTCCAACTGGAGTGACTGCAGGACTTAAAGCTAAAAATGATGTTACAAATGAAGAAATGGATGCACTTAGACGATTTGTTCCACCATGGTCTAGAAACTCCACACTATTTCCAGTGGGTCGAGATAAAGACGGTTATCTAAAATATGTGGATTATAGCTATGCAAACGCGTATGATATTTTACTTAGACCATTTAATGCAGTTGCAAATGAATTAGCAAAAGGAGATGGTACTGAAGACTCATTAATGAAAGCTTTAGGTAATGGAATTACAGAGGCAACTATAGATTTAACAAAACCATTTACATCAGAATCTATTTTTACAGAACGTTTTGTAGATTCCACATTAAGACTAGGCATTGGTAAAAGCGGTAGAAGAATTTGGTCTGAATCAGATGATAATTTTGTTAAAATTGCAAAAGGAGTTAAACATATTGCAGAAGCTTTTGAACCAGGATCACTTGCACAACTTCAAAGAATATCAGATTCTGTTACTGGTAAAACAGATACTTATGGTCGATCGTTTAATTTTTCAGATGAGATAAAAAGTTTAACTGGATTTAGAGTTCAAAAGGTAGATCCTGAAAGAGGTATGATATACAAAAGCACTAACTTTGGAAAAAATTTAAAAGGTGCAGAAAATTTATTTACAGCTCCATTATTAAAAGGTGGTAGAGTTAGCCCAGAAAAAATATTAAATACGTATAAATATTCAGAACAAAGAAGGTTTGAAGTATTAAAAGAAATGTATCAAGACATTGAAGCTGCAAGAACATTAGGAATGTCTAACAACCAAATAAAAGCAAAAGTAAAAAGAAGAGGTATTAGTGAAAAAGTATTTAAAGATTTAATGAGAGGACAATATAATCCTAAAAAACCAAGTGATTTTTTTACAAGCAGGATAGCACAAATAAATAATAATTTAAATATTGAAACTAATGAGGATGTGCCTAATCCATATATAGAAGCTCGACCTTTTCTTAACGAAATTAGAAGACAAAATATTAGAGTTGATTTATTAACAGGAGAATTAAACATACCAGACTTTGATGAACCAGAAGAAACTATTGATCCATTAGGAACAATACAAACACCCCCCGTAAATACTGTGCCAATAAGTCCGCAAGTAACAGGCGCTACCAATCAAAATGTTGGCTTGAGTTTGCCACCTAATTTTGCTAGTTTATCAACAGCAGACAAACTAAAAACTTTAAATGATTTAGGAATAAGGATTGGGTAATCATGGCAATAGACCCTAAAACAACAAGAGAACATATCGTAGCCTTATATGGATACATAACAGGCGTGAGAAAAGACATTTCGCAGATTAAAAATAATCACTTAAAACATATACACGAAGATGTCGAGAAATTGGGCGGTAAGATAGACAAGATCTATTGGGTTCTCTTAGCAGCAGCGGGATCTGCTGTGCTCTTTGCACTAGGTATATTATTTAATTGATGAAACTTTCACGAAACTTTTCTCTTGCAGAGTTAATCAAATCAGATACAGCCATTAGGCATGGTATAGATAATAACCCTAACGCAGACCAGATAGAAAAATTAAAATTACTTTGTGAAAATATTTTACAACCAGTGCGTGACCACTTCGGCAGAGTAACGGTGACCAGCTGTTTTCGGTCCCCTGAGCTGTGCGTAAAAATTAATTCGTCGATCAATAGCCAACATACCCGTGCGGAGGCGGTCGACTTCGAATGTATGGGTACAAGCAACGCTGAAGTCTTTGACTGGATTAAACAAAACCTAGATTGGGATCAAATGATACTTGAGTTCTACACTCCTGGTGAACCAAATTCGGGGTGGGTCCACTGTAGCTGGGTTTCTGAGAATCCACGTAAACAATTATTAAGAGCTTACCGAGAAGATGGTAAAACTAGATACAAACCTATTATTGGTAACGCTGTAGACTTGGACTAAATCCAATCTCGTAATTCTTCACCCATAACTTCAGATGCAATATTAATTTTTTTACGTAAAGACTTAACTATCTTTTCATCAACAGTATCTTCTGCAATTAAATCTATATAGGTTACATTTTTCTTTTGTCCGATACGGTGTGCTCTATCTTCTGATTGCAGTCTTTTCTCTAAATCATAACCATTAGAATAATAGATAACAGTATTTGCTTCTGTTAGTGTGATACCATAACCACCAGTAGAAGGTGTACCTATCAAAAATCTACACTCATTATCGTTTTGAAATCTACGTATGTTATCTTGTCTTTCATCTTGTGGTGTTAACCCATAATAATCGACCACGGATCTTGGACCATATTTTTTTTCAATAGCATCTTTTATATCCTGCACATCTCTTTGCCAATATGCCCATATAATAGCTTTGTTTTCTGTTTCTTCTAATACATCTATAAGCTCATCTAGTCTGTTATTTTTTATAGTTTGCACGGTGCCATCGTCAGCAACAAAATGACCACAGGTTATTTGTTGTAATCGCATCAACTGTGTTAACACAGTAACTGTAGAAGTAACCTTACCATTTAAGTTTGCAATAGCCGTCTTTCTCATTTGTTCGTATAAATTTTCTTGTTCTTTAGTTAGAGCCACGTGTCGTTTCATGTATATTTTTTCAGGCAAATCTAGACAATCTTCTTTTAATACTCTGTAAGAAAAGCCTTTTAACCTATCCGATAGTTCACCTAAGTTTTGAAACTTATGCACAGTTTGTATTGATCTACCTCTTACGTGTATTGTTTTCATAATGGCATATCTATTTCTAAACGCATACCAAGAATTAAAGTTTAAGAGCCAAGGATCAAGGAACTCGCACTGTGTGTATAAATCCAAAGGATTTTTAGTTACAGGCGAACCTGTTAAGATTCGCCTATATTTAGCCATAGGAGCGAGAGCTAAAACGTTCTTAGTTCTTTTTGCTGATGGATTTTTTATTGTAGTAGATTCATCTAAAGCCATCAAAGTTCTATGTGATCTTAAAAATTTTTCTGCAAACTTAACACCTTTGCTTGTAGACAACGCTTCTACATTCATTATAAAAATATGTAGGTCAGTGCCCAAATCAAATAAATTATTTAATTTAGTTTCTTGTTTTTTAGTTATGTTTGGTTGCCACAAGGTTGTAACGTTTTCTATATGATTAGGTAGATGTGTTGGTAGTTCTTGTTCATGCCATGTTTTTACAACACCTTTAGGCGCTATAATTAAAGCACCGTTTATTTTACCTTGATCATAAAGCATGGCCATATTATCTATTAATACTTTTGTTTTACCCGTACCCATTTCCATAAAATATCCATAGGTTTCTTTGTTCCACGACTTTTCTAAAGCAGTCAACTGATGCTTGTATGGCTTTAACTTAAATTTATAATCCATAATATCTTTCTATTGACATTAATATAAAGGATGTTATATGATTTGTCAATGTCAGAAAGTAATAAATATGAAATGGTAAAGAATAATTATACGTCTACAGTATATGTTATTCAAGAAATATCAGGAAGCAAAGCAGGTGCTCCTAAAATTAATATTATAGGTGCATCTCAATATGGACAATTTAAATTTTTGTTACCAGAGTTTTCACAAATGATATTTTCACCAGGCCCTTTAGTTTTTAAACTAAGACAAGGTTTAAAAAATTATAAGCCAAGAGATTATTTACTACTTACAGGCGATCCCGCTATCATAGGTGTTGCATGTTCTATTGTGTCTGATATTACTAATGGTAAATTTAAATTGCTTAAATGGGATAAACAAGAAAGAAAATATTATCCTATTGAAATTAATCTATACGAGAAAGGAGAACTAGATGAGCATTAAACAACAAATAAAAATGCCTGACTTTGAGGCAGATCAACAAGATGCAATGAAGAAAACGGATAATATTCAGTCTCTTGCAGACCAAGTTGAACAATTAGAAAAGTTTATTCAATCTATTGAAGATAGGGAGAATGAAATAAAAGAACTTAAAAAATCTAGAGATAGAATATCGGGTGACATCATACCAACTATGATGTCAGAGATGGGTCTCTCAGAATTAAAACTTCAAGATGGATCACATCTTAAAGTTGCCACTTCTTATAAAGCTCACATTAGTGAAGCTAATAAAGAAATGGCTTTTAACTGGCTTCGTGACAATGGACTAGGTGATATTATTAAGAACGAGATCTTGGTAGCATTTGGTCGTAACGAGGATAACAAGGCAGCGTCTTACGCTGAACTTGCGAAGAGTCAAGGGTTTCAACCGACACAAAAGATGAAGGTTGAGCCCATGACTCTGAAAGCGCTAGTCCGTGAGCGTTTAGAGGCGGGTAAAGAAATGCCAACGGAAATTTTCGGTGTATACACTGAGAATAAAACAACAATAAAAAGGAACAAGTAACATGAACCAAGTAGCAACGAAAAAAGAAGGAGCATTAGCAACTAATTTGTTTGAAGCTGATGCAAACCAAGGGGCTCAAAATATTTCGCAAGAAGATCTTGCGTTACCTTTCTTAAAAATTTTGGGTCAACTATCTCCAGAGGTAAACAAGAGAGATGGTAAATATGTAGAAGGTGCTGAACCTGGCAAGATAATTAATACTGTTACAAACGAATTGTTTGATAGTATTAATGTAATACCTTGTCACTACAAAAGACAGTACATCGAATGGCAAGACAGGGGTACCAGCACTGGTGCACCAGTAGCTATTCATGAAGCAGGGAGTGATATAATTAATCAAACCAAAAGAGATGCTTCATACAAAGATAGATTACCAAACGGTAATTATCTTGATAATACTGCAAATCATTTTGTATTGGTATTAGGTAAAAGCCCAAGCACAGCATTAATATCTATGAAATCTACTCAATTAAAAATTAGTAGAAAATGGAATTCAATGATGATGGGTATTAAAATGCAGGGTAAAAATGGATTATTTACTCCGCCTACATACAGCCACATTTACAATCTAAAAACTGTACAAATGTCAAATGACAAAGGTACATGGTTTGGTTGGGATGTGAGCAAAGTTGGTCCCGTAGCTTCTAAAGGAGACTACGAAATGGCTAAAGGCTTTGCAACAAGTGTAGGCAAAGGAGAAGTCCAAGCTAAACACGGCTCAGAAGAAAACGAGTCTAAACAACCATACTAGAATCCTAGGTAGTGGGCGTCGAAGCTAGCGTGGAAACGCCCACGTATATTTTTATGGTTGAACAATTTAAAAAAATATTTTTAGGATTAGATCGTGCTCACGGTGTCACTAAAGTAGGCGAATCAAACGGTAACGGAAAAAAAGTAAAAGGAGTATCTTTTATTAAGAGAGAACCAGTTACAGATGATCTATGGAAAAAACATTTAGACGGCACAGATAGTTTAGGTGTCATACCTATTAACGATGACAACAATTGTAAGTGGGGATGTATAGATATAGATTCATACGCAGGGTTTGATCACAAACAATTAATAGATAAAATAGATAAATTAAATTTACCACTAATAGTATTTAGATCTAAGTCTGGTGGTGCACATGTATTTTTATTTACAGAAGATTATGTATCTGCAAAATCTATGCAAGATAAGTTAATGCAGATAAAAGCTGTATTGGGATATGGTGGTTCAGAAGTTTTTCCAAAACAAACGGAATTAAAATCGAAAGATGATACAGGAAATTTTTTAAACTTACCATATTTTTCTGGTAACAAAACAACAAGATACGCATTTAAAAAAGATGGGGCAGGTGCTACACTAGATGATTTTTTTTCATTGTATGAAAATACAAAAGTAAAAGATGTTGATAGTATAAAAGTAGAAAGACCTAAATCAGAATATAGTGATGGACCACCATGTATTGAAACACTAGCTATGAATAAAATAGGTGAAGGTGGTAGGAACAATGCATTGTTTCATTATGGTGTGTATGCAAAACAAAAATGGCCAGGTGAATGGAAATCAAAATTAATTTTATTTAATGCAACTGCAATGGAAAGACCATTATCTGATTCAGAGGTACAGATAGTTGTTACACAGCACGACAAAAAAGAATGGGGCTATAAATGTAAAGATGAACCTATGTGTAGTATGTGTGATAAAACATTATGTCGGACTAGAAAATACGGTATCGGCCAGGAAATATTGTTTCCTGGGCTAACCGACCTCCAGGTAATAGACTTGGAGGATCCTTACTACTATCTCAATGTAGACGGAGAAAGATTATACTTAGAGAATGTAAAATACTTGAGACAGCAAAGTTTATTTCAGGAGGCATGTATGAAACAATTAAGAAACAGACCACCAACATTAAAAGAAAAAGATTGGGTGACCATAACAAATTTATTATTAAATAGCGCAGAAGTCACAGAACCTGCGGAAGGATTAAGAACAGAAGATCAATTACAAAATCATTTAGAAGAGTTTTGTTTAAACAGGCAGGTATCAACAGATAAAAATGATTTAAAAAAAGGTGGTGTATGGACATCAGAAGGCTATCATCATTTTGTATTTGATAGATTCTATCACCAGTTTTTAATGCGTAGAAGATGGGATCTAGGTTATTCAAGAACAGCACAATTGCTAAAAGAAAAATGTGATTGTGAAAATAAAAGAATTGGAAAAGAAAGATTATCTATATTTGTAGTTAAAGAGTTTGATAAAAAAACAGATGATTACAAACCTAAAAAATTAAAAGAGGAGTCACCATACTAATGAAAACAATTGTATTAGGACCACCAGGCACAGGTAAAACAACTACGTTGTTAAACAAAGTAGATGACTATTTAAAACAAACAGATCCTGATAAAGTTGGTTACTTTGCTTTTACACAGAAAGCTGCGTACGAAGCAAGAGACAGAGCTATAAAAAAATTTAATCTTACAGAAGACGACTTACCATACTTTAGAACATTACACTCACTAGCATTTAGAAAACTTGGTGTAAAAAAAGAAGACGTAATGCAGCGCAGGCATTATGTTGATCTTGGAAATAAACTAGGTTTTCCTGTAAACTACGCAAAGTTTGAAGACGATCATAATGGTATCTTTACATCTGACAGTGAATACTTACGAATAATTAATCTCGCAAAGTTACGAAATATTACACCAGAACAACAGTTTGATTTAGCAGAACATAATAGTGATCTTGAAAGAGATAAACTAACTATCATTGCAAACGAAATAGAACGATACAAAAAAGAATACAATCTAATAGATTTTAACGACATGATATTACATTTTATCAAATCAGATAAGTCACCGAAGTTTGATGTAGTATTTATAGATGAAGCACAAGATCTATCGTTAATGCAGTGGGATATGGCAAAAAGTATTTGGAATAAAACAACAGATTCTTTTATTGCAGGTGATGATGATCAGGCAATATTTAGGTGGGCAGGTGCAGATGTAGATTCTTTTATTGCACAGAAAGGTTTGATGGTGCCACTTACACAATCACACAGAATACCAGCAGCTGTGCATAATGTTGCTATGAATATAATAAACAAAGTTAGAAATAGAATAGATAAAACTTGGAAACCAAAAACACATCAAGGAGCTTTGTCTAGGTATGATGACTTTGAACAATTAGATATGTCTTCAGGTGAATGGTTAGTTATGGCTAGAACTAAATACATGTTAAACGAATTAGAAGAAACATTATATAGAAACGGTTTGTATTATAGAAATAAATTTAAGAAAACTAAAGAACAAGAATTACACTATGCTGCACAAGACTGGGAGAACTTACGTAAAGGTCAACCTATAGCATACAAACAAATAGAAAGAATTTACGGATACATGAAAGATAATACAGATAAGAAAAAACTAAAAGGTATGTTGAAGGATTCTTCTTACGATATAGATACACTTAAACAATCTTATGGTTTGAAAACAGATAAACCTTGGTTTGAGGCATTTGATGATGCACCAAGTCGAGATGTAAGCTATCTAAGAAAGATGAGAAAGAATGGAGAAAAACTGAACGAAGATCCACGAATAACTTTGTCAACCATACATGGTGCAAAGGGTGGTGAATCACAGAACGTTGTATTATTAACTGATCTCAGTGAAAACACAATGAAGGCATACGAAAAAAACCCAGATGATGAGAATAGATTGTTCTACGTTGGTGCAACAAGGACCAAGGAACATCTACATATCATATCACCAAAACAAGAATACAAAGGATACAGTATATGACAAACAAAGATATGTTCAAAGGAACAACATACTCTTCATTAGAAGAGCAGGTAGGTGGCAAACATTATAAAAATTTTCGCATACAGCCAGCAGAGTTTATTAACGAAAATAAACTTTTATTCGCAGAAGGCAACGCTATAAAATATATTTGCAGGCACTCTGTAAAAGGAGGGCAACAAGATATTGAAAAAGCAATACATTATTTAAAGATGATATTAGAGAGGGACTACTCATGAGTTGGGAAGAATATAGAAAACAAGCAAAGATATCAGAAGAAAAATTTGCAAAAAATTTAATTGATCCAATATGGGCAAATGATTATGAAAACATGAAAGAGCATTGGGATGTCAAAGGAGTGTTTAAAAACAAAACTTATAAATTTGATGTCAAAGGAATGAAAAAGAAAAATCGATGGGACAATAATTTTCAGGATGATATTGCGTGGGTTGAAGGAACAAATGTTAGAGGTGAACCTGGTTGGGTAAAAGGCAAAGCTAATTATATTGTTTTTGAAAGAAACAAGTATTGGTTGATAGTTGATAGACAAGAGTTATTAAATCATGTAGTAAATAAATTAAAGGAGAAAGGTTATGAAAAAGGAAAAGGTATTTATCAAGTTTATCAACGAGATGGTAGACAAGATAAAATAACAATGGTTCCTTATGAAGATATTGAAAAACTAACCAACATAGAAAAGGTTGATAAAGATGATACTAAAACCAATATTTAAACCACAAACAGAATGGGTGCCACCAGAATCTTTTCCTGACTTATCTAAGTATGATGAGATATCAATAGACTTAGAAACAAAAGACCCTGATCTTAAAACAATGGGATCTGGTTCTATTACAGGTAGATCTAAAATAGTTGGTATAGCTTTAGCTGTAAAAGATTGGTCTGGATACTATCCAATAGCACACGAAGGTGGTGGTAATTTAGATAAGAAAAAAGTTATGGATTACTTTAGAACTATTCTAAACTACCCCTCTACAAAGATATTTCACAACGCTATGTATGACGTATGTTTTATACGTGCTGCAGGCCTTAAAATTAATGGAACCATCGTAGATACTATGATTGCTGGCTCTCTCGTGGACGAGAATCGCTTTCGTTACGATTTAGGCTCCATGGGTAGGGATTACCTCGGAAGAGGCAAAAACGAGGCTATATTGAACGAAACAGCAGCTATTTGGGGTGTAGATGCTAAGTCAGAGATGTATAAATTACCTGCTATATATGTGGGTGAGTATGCTGAGAGAGATGCAGAGATGACTCTTGAATTATGGCAACAAATGAAACAAGAGATACAGCACCAAGATATAGAATCTATTTTTGATTTAGAGACTGAACTTTTTCCTTGCCTCGTCGATATGCGTTTCTTAGGAGTTCGAGTAGATGTTGAAGCAGCGAATCAATTAAAACAGAAACTATTAGCAGAAGAAAAAGAATGCTTACAAAAAGTAAAAAAAGAAACATCAATAGATATCCAAATATGGGCTGCTCGATCGATTGCGAAAGTTTTTGAAAAATTAAACCTACCTTTTGACCGAACTGAAAAAACAAACTCTCCATCATTTACTAAAAACTTTTTAAAGAATCATCCTCATCCAATAGTTAAACATATTGCTAGAGCTCGTGAAATAAACAAAGCTCATACTACGTTCATTGATACCATATTAAAACATGAACATAAAGGAAGAATACATGCTGAGATAAATCAGCTTAGATCCGATCAGGGTGGTACAGTAACAGGTAGATTCAGTTACAATAACCCAAACCTACAGCAAATACCAGCACGTAACAAGGAACTTGGACCACTGATTAGATCTTTATTTATACCAGAACAAGGTTGTAAATGGGGTGTATTTGATTACTCACAACAAGAACCAAGACTTGTTGTGCACTACGCAGCATTACAGAATCTCTATGGAGTAGGCGACGTATTGGATGCATATCAAGATACTGATGTGGACTTTCACCAGATTGTTGCTGAAATGGCAGAGATACCAAGAGAACAAGCTAAGACTATAAACCTTGGATTATTTTATGGTATGGGTAAAAATAAATTACAGGCAGAACTTGGGGTTAGTAAAGAGAAAGCGGAGAGTTTATTTAAACAGTATCACTCACGTGTACCATTCGTAAAACAATTAATGGACAATGTTATGCAACGTGCACAGGGTAGAGGTAAGATAAGAACTTTGTTAGGTAGACTATGTAGATTTCATCTATGGGAACCAAACCAGTTTGGTATACATAAACCCTTGACACACGATGCAGCACTCTCGGAACATGGACCAGGGATTAGAAGAGCTTTTACTTACAAAGCTTTGAATAGATTAATACAAGGTTCAGCAGCAGACATGACAAAAAAAGCAATGATAGAACTACATAAGGAGGGTATTACACCACATATACAAGTGCATGATGAGCTTGATATATCTGTAGACAACAATGCTGATAAGATAAAAGAGATAATGGAATCAGCAGTAGATTTAGAAGTTCCCAATAAGGTAGACTATGAATCTGGGCCTAATTGGGGTACAATAAAATGAGGTTAAATTATGGCTTACTTAAATGCAAACATACCACCAATCTATGCTCAAATAAGGAGAGAATATTTATATGATTGTAAAAAACATCATGGAGAAGTTGAAGACTGTATTGTCTTTGGTCTTAGCTGTATTACAGGTCGCGCTATCTTATGGCAT